TTAGCCTTACGAAGTTCCTTCAGAACATCGGTGCTTCCCTTAGACGTTGACTCGAAATCGTCGTCGTCATCTTCCCAGTCGTAGTTGTCGGTCATTTTATTACTCCCATTCATTAGTGTGACGCAACCCACACACCCACCAGGGGAGATGAATGTGGCTGTTGCTACCGGTCTTCGCATCGTCAGGGCCGGTCGGTCTGACGAGAGTCCGTAGCCAAGGAATCGAACCTTGCGTGCCTAAGCGACAGGTTTACAGCCTGCTGCCCCACCTTGGGGCTTGCTACGGGTGTCCTAGTTAGAACACGTTAGGACGCGACAGCGCCCCCTTCGCGAATCCAGAAGATCCACCAAAACGTCCACGCTCACTGGACTGTAGCTTCTTGACCTTCTGCTCCGCTTCGGCACTGGTCTTCAACTGTGCCTGGAACGCCTCAGTGTCCGTAAGATCCTTGCCTTCAATCTCAGCGAGACGCTTAGTTTCGTCACGGATTGTGCGAGCGGCGGAAAGATCAGTCTGCAACGCATCCAAATTAAGATCCTGGTTATTGAACAGATCAGAGAATCCGCCAGCGGCTTCAAGGCTAATATCAAGACCAGCACGAGTACCATAACCACCAACAATGGCGGCATTCGCTAGACGGTTAACCTGCTGAGCGTTACGCACTGGATCAAGAACGTAAGACACGAGAGTATTGGGATCAACATTGTAGTAACGCTGCAGCGAATCTCGAACCTCCTGCGGAGTATCGGCAATCACGCGCTGAGCGTCAGCAATACGATCACCAACCTCATTCACGGACAACGAGTACTTGCCAACTAAGTCAGCGATAGCATCACGTTCCGTCTGCGTACCAGCAGTTCCAAGAAAAGACTGAAGTCCAGACTCGCGAAACTTCTGACGATAGTCAGCCTCAAGACGCAGATACTGTCCCTCATCTGCAACGTCAGTTATGCCCTTGTTACGAAGAGCAAGCAGACCCTTGAAACGATTCTTGTACTGATCCGAAGATCGAACACGCTCAGCCAGTGTGTAAGTATCGTTTGCTCCATTGTCAACAATGAACGAGTCAACAGAACTAGCAAGATCCTCCATGCCGTACTGGCGGAAAAGTGCCATCAATGCTTCACGTGCGGGAGCACGATCGTACATTACTGGTGCGGCTTGTGCTGGTGCGTTTGTCCCACCAGTAATGCCGGCAGCAATGGCTTCGTCTTTTTTATTCCAGTATGCTATTGCGTTTTGTGTAGCAGCCGCATCGGCAGCAGCCTTCTGCGACGCAGCAGCCTGTTGCTGAGCAAAAGCCATTGCGTCAAGCAAACCGGTAGCTGGCCCAGTCTTCTTCTTAACTGCCACTTAGGTTACCTCAATCCAAACATATTCAGAATGTCGTAAGCAGCACGAGAGTAGTCAGCCTGAGCATTGTTCGTGTACTGCCAGCGAGGATCCTTACGAACCTTCTTCTCAAACTCGTAGATCGGAACAATCGCAGGCTTGCCATCAGGACCAACACCCTGCAAAGCCGAACGCAAGGTATTGTCAGTTAACGTAATGTCCTGATCCTGAACCTCAAGCAGATTCGCCATCGTGCGACGATACGGCTCAGCAATATCCGCAATATCCTCACCAGCATTAATGCGATCAGCCCAAGCCGGGTAAGAGCCAGCAACATAGGTTCGTCGAAGATCAGCCTTGATGTCATCAGTGGTACGATCACCCTTGATAACCTGCTGTGCGTACTGGCGAATACTGTTATCGGTAAGAGTTACACCATTAGCCTGTGCCCAAGAACGCAGATCATTCATCGTCTTACTGGCTTCACCATAGATCGTTGCCTCTTCAGCAAGAGCAACATCCTTAGCGATAAACCCAGCAGTCTTCTCACGAATAATCTCAGCACGAGCCTCAGCAGAAAGACCCTGAACTGAAGTACGAGAAGCACCCTTACCGCCAGTGACCGAAGGGTTGCGTGCCTCGGCACGGCGAACCGCAGTCATAATCTTCTTAAACTCAGCATCAGTAACATCGCGACCAATAAGGCTCATCGCCTCTTCGTTAGCCATTCGACGAATGTCTTCGTCACCGAGTTGAGTTACAGTAGAAACCGGACCACTATAAGCGCGAGCACCAGTAGTAGTTCCAGGCCCAGTGTCAGCACCAGCACTAGTGTACGGTGCCTTACCCGAAGCTATGTCAGAATATGCCAGTTCCCCAGGAGTAAATCTTTGACCAGTCTCACCCTTAGAGCGGTTTGCGGAAACGGCCACATACTTCTTGTAGATACTTTCAGGAGTACTGTTACCACCTTTGGCCGTAGCCATGTTGGTGAACATCTCCTGCTGCCAATCGGGAAGATCAGTAAACAGGTTGCTTGCATCTGCCTTACTAACCCACTGATTGTACACTGGGTCACTAGGGCGAGCAGGGCGACCAGCGCGACCTGGAGTGGGTAGAATGCCAGGGAAGGGAACATCCACACCAGGCTTGGGAATGTAAGCCATCCCCTGATTTTCTGGTTTAACCTTTAATGATTCTAGCCCAGTGCCACTGAAGGTATTTTCACTGGTAGTACCATTGACCTCATTTTGGGCATCAGTGTAATAACCTCCAGTAACACGGGGACTCGGAAAAGGTGTCGGCGAAGCCGATGGAGTCGGGTCAGCCATTATTCAACGTTTCCTTCTCTGTCGGCATCAAGAATCGGATAAAGAACTCTGCGAATAAACATCTCAGCATTCACATCATCCTTCGCAATATCCTGAAGAGACTTAAGCAAAGCACCCTTGTAGGTGTTCTTTGCGGTTTTTTCAGGAGCAGACGATCCACTAATTTTATTCATCTCAGTGGTAAAATAATCGTACGTAGAAAGCGACTCGGCAATGTACTTAACCGAGTTAGGGATAGGACCAAACTTTCCAGCATAGTAATCCTCAACCATGCGACGGACACTTTCAGGATTATCTCGATTAAGGGCTTGATTTTCCCAATCTGAAATATCCATTGAGTCCTTGATCTTTTCCTGCAACCCAGGATAATCCTTGTAGAGATTAGTCATGGCTACCTTTTTAGCAGACTCAGCCTTACCAACTTCGCCGGCGTTTTCTGCCGCATCAACTGCTGCCCTGTAGTCGCGCATAATCTGGTAGTAGTAGAACTTACCCTCAGCATAAGCGATATCCTCGGCATACGTAATGTAACTACGTGGGACACGGATATTCTGATCGGCATAGTATTTAATAGCAGGAATACTTAGCTCACCGTCTGCCTGCGGGGCAAGGAATTGCGAAGAAGCCGGATACTTGCTAATCAGGTTTTCATTATCTTGAATAAACTTAAGCGTTTCCTCAGTGTAGTTAAGCTCGGGAAGTGACTTCAGTCCTTCCCCGCGCTCCGACTCGCTTTCCGAGAAAGCAGCATAACTGGGACCAAAGAGGCTGACACCCTCCTGAAGGGCCATGCCATACGGGTCGGTCTCTCCTGCCTCGCGGAACTTCTTAACACGACCAATGTAATCACTGCTCATGCTAGGCGTACCGTACTGCCGAGCAAACCAAGTTACGTCATTCTCCATAATCTGTGGAGATGCTTGGTAAATAAAGCCTGCAGCAAATCGAGTCATAATTACGGTAGTAGTTAGGCGAGAAATATCCTGCTGCGCCTTATCGCGATTTCCTTCGCTTAGTTCTGGCATTTTACCAGCAGCAGTGAGAATCTTAATTGCGCTCATGTATGAACTAGCAAAAATAGAATCACGCTCGTTGCGGTCCATTATAGCAAGGAAGCGGATAACGGAAGAAGACAGGCTAGTCTCGGCAATAGTCTTACCGATAGAGTATTCACCCAACACGTACTTCTCCATCGGCTGCAACGCCGGAACAACACTAGCGAGAAGCTTGAAAGAGATGGAAGAGATGGGTCCACTCAGGGTCGGAATCGCTGCCTTGGGATCAAGCGACGGGGCAAGCATCTTAACCTTGCCACCGAATATAAGCGGCGTTGTCCCAAACATCATTGAGTCATTGTTGCCAAAGAACGAAGCGACCCGATGAATAGCGGTATTCACTAGACCGTCACCGGGGTAAATAAAGTACTTATCCCCGTAGTCATCGTTATACACGAATCCCTGGTCCTCAAGTGCGTTCAACGTCAACGCGGCCTTGTAGAAACCGATAGGCTCAAACTTACCCATGCGGTACACACGACGGTAGAAGTCTTCCGTGGCACGGTAGTATCGAGCCCAGTTACGTAAACGCCAAGCGAGGATAGTTTGGTTGGCTGGGTTGTCCGTGTAAGAGAAGCTGATTGTCGTTGCCCGATCAACGGCGTGACGGGTAACGGTATCTCTCGCCAGGTCTGGTCCGATTTCTTCAATAAGGCGTGCTTCGTATCCAGCAAGTTGCTTACGGGCACGGAAGTAGTTTGCCATGAAGATTGGTTCTTTGGAAATACGAGCAACCATGTTACCCAGTACTGACCAAATCTTATCGTCAACTCCCATGTTGACGGCAATGGCCTCACGGCTAGTCTCGCGTCCGAGAACATACTTCGGCATGTCTTCGCCATTCATTTTGCGAAGATCATCAACAGTAACTACTGGTTGCTTTTTGCCGTCAACCATCTTTGTGAATCGAACAATACGATTCCCGTCGGAACTTTCCGAAATAAACTTTCGCCAAAGATTCGTATTGAGTGATCCATCGGCACGGCTGAAAGTATTGTACACATCCTGAATATAGCGACGCGCAAACTCGTCGTCGCTAACATTCACACGGACATCGTAGAATGCTGCGAGCCTCTGCTTGTACTCTAGCGAACTAGGCTTAGCAAGTTCCTGAGCGATAAGACGAGTGGCCTCTTCTGGATTGTCAAGGTTTGCCACTGCAATTTTACCAAGAGTACCATCGGCAAGAATCGTGTTACGAATATTGCGATGCCAGTAAATAAACCTTGCAGCATCAAGGCGCTGACCAGCGTCAGCACTCATGAGAATGTTAGTGTATTCACCACGCGGGTAAACAACTACACCCTCACCAACAGTCATTCCGCCAACCGGAATAACCGAAACGTCAACACCAGGCTGAACACCAGAGGCGGCGTAGTAAGTAGTCTGTGATACCTCGTCAAGCTTAGCAAATGAAGCATTGCTTGAAATGAAGTCAACAAGGTAACGTTCCTCGTCAGGACTAAGTAGACGACCAGCCTCAAGGCGCACGGTTGCTTTTAATGCAAGTTGGCGAAGTTTAACGAGATCGCCCTCTGCTGCAGCAGCCTTGGCCTCTGCAACTTCTTGCCTATTCAACTGAGGCTTGAAAACGTTTTCCCAAATGCTGTAGTCTTCGTCTCCAGGCTTTGCCTCTCCACCGATCTTACGGCGGGTACGGGCCAAGATACCTGGCTTGAGTCCACGAGCTTCGCGAATACCCTTAGCCGCAGCAGCGCCCTTAACGAAATCCATGAGGTATCCGCCGGTCAATGCGTACAGACCGATGTCCTCAAAGGCGTTACGGGTAGCGTAACGAGGGCCAGCAAGGTTAAGCAGCGACCACCAGTTGACGAGCTCCGTAGCCTGACCGCCACCGTCGCTAGAATTGCGAATATGGTTAATCAAGCGGTTACGCTTAGTGATACGCTGCAGTTCATTCATGTTCGGCACGGCTAGGTAGTCGCTAGTCTGCCAAAGATGCAAAGGATGCTCAATACCGTTGAAATCAGACGGCGAGGTGCGAACGATATCGTTGCCAACATTGCCCACGTTCAGCGGTAAACCAGTGACATCCTGGTAGTCAACCGCAAAACGATCAAAAGGAACAAAAGACTCTCCATCAAAAACCTCAACAGATCGAGGGGAGAACATAACGTCAGTTCTAGTGCCAACGTTTAGAGTCTTTACGTACTCGTCAACCGTAGTCTTAGTCCCATCGGGAAGACGAAGAACCATGTTACTAATATCTTCAAAGCCGCGAGCGTAAGTGGCAGTACGAACGGTACCAATCCACATAAGAACACGCTCAGCCTGAGTTCCGTTACGCCACTCGTCGGCAAGCAACTGCGCCTGACGCTTGGGTAGGTGCATACGGGCAAACTTGTAGAAGACGGCAGTGTCTCTAGCATCCTTAGTGTAGATTTTTTCTACGCCAGGAGTAGTGGAAAGAAGTCGAGAAGTCTTATCCCATGCAGCGGCAACGTTTCCAGAAACGGTACCGCCCTTAACCCTGAGCCTTGCCGACTTTCCAAGTTCTTCGGCACCCTCATTGAGCATCATTCCGAAAGACTTGTTCGGATCGTTAGCGTCACCAAACAGCTTACGAACTTCTTTTTCGCGATTCTTCGTAGGACCGATCTTCTGAATAGCGTTAGAGATGCTTCTGGTTATGTTGTACGTGGGAATGATGTTACTACCGGGGAGCAGTGGCTTTGAACGACGAGCGCCCTGCTGACCATACATGCGACCAAAAACAGTCTGGCCTTCAACCTCAGCAATCTGCTTAGAGGCCTGACTCTTGGTGAGAATGCCAACTTCTTCCATGCCGGCAATCTGACCACGAGCAATCTGAGCCATACGATTGGTGTCCTGAACGTACTGAATGAAAGCTTCAGGAGTAGTAACGTTAGCCTTAACGAGATCAGAAATCACCGAAGGATCAAAGTATGCACGGTATCGGTTGTCAATCGCCTTACCAAACTTTGCTGTATCTTGACCAGCGGATCGCATTGAAATGTACTTGGCGACATCATCAGTAAGATTATTGATGTACCCATAGACCTCTGGCATAGTCAGGGCAGTCTGAACGCTTTCCGCACCAGCGGTTGAGGCAATCTTATCAAGACCGTAACGAACGCCCTTAGCGATTCGAACACCCTTAGACAACGCAATTGTCGGATCAAGTACGACTGCTGCGGTCACGTTAAGCGCCTTAGCCAAGCCAACTCTTGCCGTGTTTGAACGCCACGGGTTATCTATGTCAAGAGGCTGACCATCAAACCAGTTGTTAGTTGTTACAATGCCACCGAAGTCACTGCTTGATGCACTGTCAATACGGTTAACGAGAGCAAGCATATCCTTCTGCTGTTGCTCACGCTCGGGATCATCAATCACTCGCTGAGTCAGAAGGGAAATGTATTCTGCCCGAGTCGGATCGTTGACATACCTTGAGCTGACAGTCATCAGGGGATCGGGGTCGCCTTCAATCTGCGCCTGCTTGATTTCAAGAATCAAATCAACTGGGGCATTACCATACTTCTGGCGTGCCTGCTCAATAACAGCATCATCGTACTGTCCAAGTTCGGCTTCATCCCACTGAGTAAATAGGTCGGTAACTAGATTTATGTCACCAGTGAGACTTGGCTGGAACGGAAGGAACTGACCGCTTTCGCGCTTGTTCTTAAAGAAAGTACTTGCTCCGCTTGCCGCAGTCTGCAGGGTTCCCTCAAAGATCGTGTCAACTGTTTTCATGAAACCAGTGCCAAGATCAGCAAGACCCTGATCAAAACCAGCAGCAAGTTGCTTAGCCGGACCCCACGTTGCACGCTCTTCTTCAGCGAGACGCTGATCACGACGCGCACGCTCGATAGAGTCCTGCTGCACACTAGCACGGGAAGATAGGATATCAATTACAACACCGCGCTGAACGGGATTCAGGGACATGAGAATGTTGATTTTGCCCTGATCAATTTCCTGTGACTCAATAGCCTGAGCAGTAGTCCATGCTGCAGCAAGATTAACTACACGACGAACGTCAGCCTCAGTAAGATCGGGAGCGTCTGCCATAGCCTTAGCGAGGCTCGGGTAACTCTGGATTGGAATAGCAAGACGCTTATTCCATGAAGCAACGTTGGCGTTTTCCTTCTCAAGACGCTGCTTCGCTGCGGCCGTCATAACAGCAGGACGACCAGTAGCCTTTGGTGGTCGGTAACCAGAAACAACCTTGTCGTAAGACTGCTGGGCAGACAAGCGTGCCTTCTCTGCCAAATACGGACCAGTCTGAGTAGCCGTAGGATTAGCGGCTATCTCCTGTTCCGGAGTCATCGCGAGAATCTGGTTCTCTCGCTCTGTCACTGCTGGAGCCGGGGTACCGTCCTGAAACTTCTTTGCGGGTGCCGGCGTTCCATCACTGAACTTTTCGATAGCCAATTACCACCCTCGGCTAACAGCGAGACGATAGAACTCCGTAATATCTCCGTTGTCATCGTACGGCAAAAGCTTCTCCAAAGTCTCTGCAAGGCTATTAGTCGGACGAATACCGGGCATACGCTGGTAACCTGGGCCTGGGCCAACATCGGAACCAGCAGTTACGGGCTCTTCGGGACGCTGGGTTTCCGCAAACAACGGGGTTGCTGAAGATCCAGCCTGCTTGCCAGTAGTCTTCGCCTCGCGCTGCTTTACAGCCGGCGACTTAGCGGAACGTGAAGCGGCAAGCGGTGCCGCACTCTGCATCTGATTATAGTCAGCATTCTCGCCATAACCCATACCAGTCATCGGCGTGGTCTGCTGCTGCGGCCCACCGTCCGTGCGGCGAGAAAGAGCGCCAGGACCGGAAACTGCTGCAGGGCTATTCGGGGTGCGGCTTCCGCCATGACCGTTAGCCATCTTCGCCTTCCAATCTCACGATACGCTCGTGTAGAATCTTCTCATCAAAAGTGACACCGTACTCGTCACTCTCATCATCGTCTTCGTATTCCTCTTCGGAGGGCTGCTCCAACATACCGAACCGATACAACTCCAAGAGTGCGTTATGCCACACTTCGGCAGTACGGTTGGTGATATCGCGAGCAACGTCAGGCGACCATGAACAGCCCTCCGCGACCATCGCTACACGGATATCGCCATATGAAATGTGACAGTGAATGTCGTTCGACAATCCGCGCATGATGCTCCCTCTAACTACTTGTTCTTCGAACCCTTGACACCAGGCGTGATGTGACCGAAGTGGGTCTCACCCTGCTTGCCGCCACCGTTCGACTGGACCTTCTTCTCGGAAATGGGTGCTGCCGTAGGGGCTGCTCCGTGGCTTCCGCGACCAGGCTGTGCCATGTGTTTCTCCTTTACCACTTAACTTTGTTAGCCCAATAGGCTGCTGACATTTTTCCTTTAGCAATATTTGCAGCATGACGAGCCTTGAATGAGGCTTGCCGCTTAGTTGGTTGACGGTCACCCGTAACACCCTGCTGCCCGAAACGAATAGTCTTCACCTTGTCACCCTCCTTAGCCACAACAACATGTGACTTAGTTGGATGGTTTGGTGTGCGCTTCGGCTTGTTGTAGCCTTCAACACCTGCACGCTTGAGGCGTGGATCTTGATTAGGCACTACTTCTCCTTGGAGTCTTCCATTTCCTCATGCGAGGTCCACGGCTTAGCCATCGGATCGTACGTGGGAACGGAAGCAGCCTGCGGAATACCGCGACCCTGGCCCATCTTCTTGCCACATCCACACTGCATACACATAGTTAATCCTTAGTTAGTCTTCTTGCCGAACGCAAAACCAGGCATATCTGCAGGCTCAACATACTTGCCCGCCTTCATCTTCTTCACGTTCGCGGCACGCTTCTCAGCGGCAGTCATGGGAACCTTCTTAGCCGGACCCCAAAGCTGATCCTCGGTCTTGCCCTTCGGCTTAGGCTTAGCAGCGGTCTTCTTAGCGGTAGCCTTTTTAGCAACCACCTTCTTAGCAGTAGGCTTAGGCTTCTTTGCCGGCATAGCCATAGTTACTTACCCTTCTTCATGGTCTTCTTAGCGGTCTTCTTCACGGCAGGCTTGGACTTACCAGCCTCCGACAGTGCGATAGCGATAGCCTGCTTCTTGTTCTTCACGACCGGACCCTTCTTGCCACTATGTAGCGTTCCAGTCTTAAACTCGTGCATGACCTTCTCAACCTTAGACTTCTTCTTAGCAGGCATTACACTCCCTAGATTGGCAGACGGCGTGAAACGCCAGCAGTAAGATTCGGTTCCCCACCAGCACCCAGAGACGCCATAAGCATCTGAAGATCAGGACGACCACCAGGAGCCATACCAGCCTGACCAGGGGCAACACCACGAAGAAGACCAGTACCTTCACCGATACCTTCAAGGCCAGCCCCGCCACCACCGGGGGGTACTTCACCTGGAGCGCCCATTTCTCCTGGGCCTGCTGCCATGGCTTCACCCGCACCCGGTGGCGTGGGAATCTCCTGCGGCTCAAATGCCTGGGCCACTACTTCTTCAATGGCCTTACCACGTTGCCGACCGATAATAATGGCAGAGAGGCGTGATAGAATGTCACCCGGATCTTGCCCGTTCTGGGCTAGTACCGGAATTGCCTGAGCATAGCCTGCAACGGCCTGCTTCAACGCGTCCCGCATCTCCTCGATGTCAACACGCTGTTCCTCTTCGGTCGCGTTCAACGCAAATGGCATCTGCCTACGCAGGAAGTCTCGTGAAATGAGACGATCACCTCGTGCCTGGAGACCAAACACGAGAGCACGGTTGGGGTCAAGTCCAGCCATGAGGCCGTACTGGACATCGACCGTATGGTCACCCTTGATGTCCTTACTGGGGCGGTACTTGATCTCGTACGGGGTACCGTCGGCGTTGCCACGCATAACCTTCTGCATGTCACCGAACAGCTTCTCGTCAACCTCAAAGCACATCATCACCAGATCACGCAGTGACCGAGCAAACATGGACTGCCCGGTTCGGATCTGCGTATCGAAGCCAGACATGAGAGCCTGAACGCCACGACCCGTAACAGTGGAGCCATCTACCTCGCCGCTACGGGCGTTCGGGTAGCGTGAACCCTGGCGAAGTTCCTGATCCAGTACACCTTGCTGGGCGAATGCCGCCTGCGGCACCTCAATCGGGACACGACGGACACGCTCACCGTTAGCGGTGCGGATGATAGCGTCCGAACCGAGAGCAAGCTCTTGAGCATCAGGCGGAAGAACAATAGGTGCCTGGACTGCCTTCTGTGCAGCCTCAAGGGACAGTAGTGCGAAGCGTGCCTTAGCGACCTGCACGGCGAGAACGTCATCGAACTGTCCGTGCGAGTCGTCGTCAACGCCAGGGCGCTGAGTCCACACGACCATGCACTGACCGATAGGATTCTTCGCCGCCTCAAGTACGAGCCCGTTCTCGTCCTGCGCCAGGTACAGTACGTCTACGTGCTTGTCGTGGTAGCGAACTACCTCTACACGGTCGCTGCCGGCACCAGGTCGGTCAAGTGCGCCCTTGGCTTCGGGGTACATGGCGAGGATTTCGTCACGGGTCTTGAAGAACGTGAAGTATGCCGCCTCGACGTTACCCCAACGGTCAAAGACGGGGTATGATCCTACGGAGTCGAAGAACTTGATGCGCGGTGTCATCTTGTTCATGTCGATCTCGACCATTGCGGGGACGAAACCGTACGTGAAGTAGCGGTCTGCCGCCGTGTACATCTGCTTCTGCAGGTCAGACACGTCAATGTAGCCGTTGACAATCTTGGTACGTACGTCAGCGAACTCTCGTGCCCGATCCGAAGTCATGGATGAGGCGGAGCAGTTGAATGTGGGCAGGGGTGCGAGTACTTCGGCAAGGTCGCGTGCCGCCACGTCCACCATGTTCGCGACAATGCCACGATCAAACGGACCCTCGGGGAACAGTTCAGGGTACACGTCACGCATACGGCCTTGGCGTACGGCGAGAACGTTCTGCATACGCTGGTCACGCTCAGCGAATCGTGACGTGAGACGGTCGTACAGTGCGCGAATGCTACGCAGGTCACGGGGACCGCTTGGGGCATCGTTGATGCCGTACATTACTACACTGTCCTTGTTGTAACTGTTGTAGTCCGTCAAGATTCCTCCTAAGCCCCGACCGTCATCCAAGCCCGTCGGGCCTCAAGGTCAATAAGATCGATAGTTACTTGCCCCTTTCGATCCCACGGCGTGAGGAAAGGGTTCTTCGTGTGATGCTTAGCGAAGTTGCTGGCGAGCATTACACGGTCTCGGCAGGCCAGTTCAGCGAACCAGAGTGCCATCACAATGTCAGTCTTCTGACCCTTGGGTGCGTCAGGTGACCAGGTGACGAGCTGTTCAATGAACTGCTTCATGGATTCTTGACCCTGGGTGGACGGCAACTCGATCAGTTGATGCCCGTCCTCGTAGCCTGAGAACAGTGTGGTCATTGCGGCGACACCGAAATCGGAGTCATGCTTGTTGGAGCCCGTGAAGTGGGGCCGAATGATGGTGCCTCGGCTTGAACAGAACTCGTTCACTTCCCTATCGTGGACTAGGAAGCCCTGGAAGCCGTTCTTCTCGATACGCCATTCGATAACACCGTACTTGTCGGTCCATAGTTTGATCAGGTCACGGATGCCCTCGGGGCTTGTGCCTGCCTTATTGAACACATCCAGTACATACCGCTTATTTGTGGACAAATCCAGGCCAATAACCACGGCAGCAGTGTTACCTGACGTTGCGGGGTCCAGGCCAGCCATGACGACTAGCCCTTCCATGCCGTTAGGGCGGCAATTCACCATGCCCTTCGGCATGAAACCAGCCATACGGTTGCCGTTAATGGCGGCACGCACCGCGTCAGGGTGGAAGATAGCGTCATCAGCGACCTGCTGCTGCATGTACACCATAGCCCAAGCCCTCGGTGACACACGCTTACGCTTCTTAGAAAGGCGTGGACCGTCCCACTTAGGGAACCATCCATCCTCATCAGGCTCTAGAGCCTCGCCCTTAGCGCCAGCTTCAGGCTGGTTAGAGCGAGGCCAGAGGGTAACCCAATCCTCAACCCGGTCTGCGAACTCTAGAACCGCTGGCATAGCCAGGTACGACCAGGGAGACTCATCATCGGGGTACCGAGACGGGTCATGAAGTTCAGAATACAGATCCTTACTGGACAGGCGAGTACCTACCACCAGCATCGTGCCAGAGGCACTAATACGGGAGATAACTTCCGACTGCAGCCAGTGAATCTGCTTGTCATACTCGTGGGCATTGGTCATATCCACGCAGTCATCCATGATGATCAGATCGGCACGGGCACCGTACACGTGACCACGAATACCCAGAGCCTGCACCGTCGGGTCTTTTTCACCCGAATCGCGTGCATTGTCCGAAATGTAGATCATGTTCTGATTCCACGCCTCAGACTCCTTATCAAACCCACCTGGGGGTCCGTAGGCGTTAATCATCTCCTGATAGCGGGGATGCGTCAGACGCGTCTTGATCGCGTACAGCATCTTCTTCGCCATCTCCGCAGTCTTAGAAATCAAGATCACGCGGATATTAGGGTCCATCGCAATACGGTATGTCACGTAGTTGATCGTGATGGAAGTGGTTTTGGCGTGCTCGGGTGGCATATTCACCATAACCAGGTCACGTTCACCCGGCAGCCAAGTCATAGCTGGATGTCTCCAAGAAGGCTCATTGCCCTCGATCAGATCCACCACATTCTGCATATGCGGAAACACATGCGCCCCGAGATACTTCTCAGAGAACTCAGGGAAAGACATCTCCTCGCCACGCTGCGACTCACCAAGCTGCTGCATGTTACGGATACGGGTAACCGCCGACAGGAACTCGGGGTCATCCCTACGCCACCGCTCATAGGCCGTCTGATGCCGCCCCACCTTAGCGAGAGCATCCTTGACCGTAGAGCCGGCAGAGATCTCTTTCAGGAACCGCTGCTTAATCTCGACAAGCGGCTCGTTAGCCTTACGACCAGGAGCCGCCATAATTACTTACCCTTCGACTGCTTCTTCTTAGCGGCTGCCTGAACAGACTTGTTCGAAGGGGCACCCTTGGGTCGCTTATCCTTGGCAGCAAGCCCGACAGCAAGCCCAGCCCCACCAGTAGCTGCAGCCTTCGGATTGGAATTCCGAGCCTTAGATGCCTGCTTCTTCATACGGGCAGAGGTGGCGGCATCGGCGGCACGCTGCTTCTCAGTACGAGGAGTCACAGTCTTGTACGTCTCAGCAGACTTGTTCTGCGCCTTCTGTCCACGAGTCAAGGGACCAGGAACAACCTTGGCACCACCAGTGCGGCCAGCAGGGGCCATCTTCGCACCCTTACCGGCAGAGCCACCGAGAGCACGGGCAGCGGCGAGCGCGGCCTTAGCGACAGTACCAGGAATGTTAGCGGCACCAGCTTCAGACATCTTCGGCTTATCCTTGCCGCTCTTCACGCGGTCAATCTTCCCACGCATACGCATGGCCTCAGTGCTACGCCCACCACCCGTACCAGGTGTGTACGAAGCCTTCTTCTTCTCAGCCACGGCATTCCCATCAGTAAGTAGTTGTCCACAAGTACCCGCCACCGCGAGGTGGGGTCAAAGCCTCGGCAGAACCAGTAGCCACGGTGTAGGGTCAAAGCCGTGGCGTCAACCGTCCAGTCCCCCTAGACAGCCATGGCGTAGCCAGGGCACAGAAGGGGTCAAATAGAGGCCTTGGCAGAAGGCACAGTGGTAGCCCCGGCGAAGCAAAGATTGTATCCGTACCGTACTACGCCAAAGGCTCCGTACAGTAACCGTGCCGTACCGTACTCCACTATAAGTTCCGTACAGTACGACCCCCGTAGGCTTCGCCCCTCGTGAGCCCCAACGGGGCGAACCCTACACATATATATCCGTGTCAAAATAATCAAACTGTGACACTTTTTTAGGTTAAATCTTTCAAAAGTGACGGACCTCACATTTATAACCGTACCAAAATAGGACAATCCAGGACACACCAAAGAATAGTAGGCAACATTACAGGAATACTAATATTACGACTATAGGGACCCCTAAAACACAAACACCTGGGTCAAGTGGTGGGGGTTTGGGGACGGTCGCGCGGGCCTTTCCTACTATGTCGGTAGGGATAGTAGGGTAGGGGGAGGGGGGACTTTTGTCCCCTGCCAATGTATACTATTCTGGTAGGGAAAGCTCGGTAAGGATACCCTTAGTTACCGGCCAGTAACCTACTCTCGGGTAACATACAGGCGACCCGCGCATATATATGCGGTAGGAGACTATCAAGTGTTGTGCCCATATTTATTCACGGTGTGCCAGGATTTTAGTTGGGTGTCCTACTATTTGATGTCCGATTGTTTGATGTCCGATATGCCGGCTCTCGGTTATTCGGGTGTCCTATTATTGGTTGTCCACAGAGCTGAGGGTTTCTAGAATAGTTGTCTATTATGTTACTGACGGGTAACTCGGCCACCTATTGTCTACTAATTTGGTAGGGAATGGCTTGGCCTGGGGCTGAATTCGGACATGCCCCTGGAAGGCTCTGTAAGCCACGTAGGCGGGTTTTCCCTCGTCCTGGGGTAGTTGGTCCAACCATCCTGCGTTACACGATCGTGAGGGAGCCTGTTACATTGTTACATGTAACGCTGTTATCTAATCGTTATGGGAATCGGCTTGACTTTCGGCGCGTTGTCGGGCAGATTTTGACGTGCGGCAGGACGGACGGGGCGCGAGCCCCTCCCCCTCGCCCGCTTGGGCTTCACTTGACAACTACACATTGGGCAGCGCGTAGCGGATATCGCTATGGGACTAACTTGCACGCCACAACGACCACGCGGGGGGCCTCTCCCGCAATGTGGGGAGGAACGGGGCCATGGGGATTTAGCCATTCCTAAGGGGCCAGCGTAAGGGGACGACACATAGACGACGCGCCGAATATCTACGACTGATCCCCTGAGAGTGGGGAGACTGCCCAAGAGTGACCAAATAGAACCTATGCCCTGTCTGGTGGGTGGCGTGGCTGCCGCCCTGGACAATGAGCGCAACCTAACGACTGACCCGCGAGGATCCCGCAAGGGGGAGCGATAGTTAGGGGAGGACCATAACTGGGTAGGAGGGGAGCCTGAACGCGTAGCGGGATGGCAAGAGAGAGAGTGTGACAGACTTTCTAGCCTGATCCTAGGGGCGTTCGTTGTAGCGTGCGTCCCTAGGTGAAGGGGTGGAAAGCCTACCAACACGAGAGAGAGGCAAGGCATGTTTACTGTTTCGGACTGGTTCGGTATTGAGACCGATTCGGAGTCTCTGGTAGTTGTCAAGGTGACTAACGGCGAGAGGGATCTCAAGATTCGCTGGCGCGAGGGTTCACATACGGCGAATGTGTTTGATGAGTCGGGCCGAGAAATTGATTGTTTCACGTTCGCATGGGCGGAAGATGAGGCAAGCGTAATTGACTTTCAGGATGCGGCGTTTTCGTGGGTTGATGACGCTAACACGGTGGAGGTGTGGTGATGACTTGCGAACGCTGTTGCGAGAGTGTGGAGTCGGTTTCGTATGCGACTCCTGGTGACCTAAACGCGCCGCTATGGTGCGCCGATTGTTTGAGAGGTGAGTAACGATGTGCAACTGTGACAATATTGAGTATCTGTGCGCTGCGTGCGCCGAGGAAGAACTTGAGGAACTGGAGGGGAACTGATGAACTATTCACCAAATCATGCTATTGTAAAGCTCCGTGAGGCTGGTTTCCGTGGCGATTACGTGAACACGGGAGGCGGCTGCATGTGCATCACGATCCCACTAGAGGGAACTACCGACTACCTGTTGGTCGCCGACTCTGAGGGTAGTTTCTTCGGATACGCCAACGAGTTGCAGTCTGAGGCTTTTAGTGTGACGAGGAATTCCGCCGATGGTGACTGGTGGACGGATGAACTGGGCAACATTGACGACTTTGATGGTGGTAGATTCTTCCCGTCACCTATTGACCTGAGTGACCTGGTGACCGTAGTTGGCAACCTTGCCGCTATAGATATCGTGTGGCCCAAGTAGAGAGAGAGAGGATAGCCATGCAGAACGAAGTGACTTACCTACTGGGTAAGCGGGATGCTGCCCGCATTATGAAAGCACTATGTGACGCAATTATTGACACGACGTATGATGAATGTGTTGAGGTGCGCATGTGGACTAATTTTTCCGATTCTGGTGTCGCTTCTATCCAAATAAATGGACAGGGTAGCGTGTGGCTGCAAGTGAAAGAGGATGATGATGACCGAGGATGAGTTCATGCTAGTATTGGATGGTGGCTCAACTGGTTGCGCCTACTGTGGTGACCTGTTTGACGCTAACCCTGGGGACTGCTACTGTGGCCCTTGCTTGACGAAGTTCTACGGAATCTAGAGAGAGGCAAGACAATGGACATGACAACCTTTGACATGATGGAATACGGATGGATTCTGGCCTGGGATAGCGAGGTTGGATGTGTGGTGACATGGAATGGTTGCAGCACGTACAATTTCTGGGTCACTGGTGACGATGGTGTGACGTGGAAGAATACGGACGTGCGAACCTGGGATCCGTACCCGAATAGCGGGTTTCCCTCACTTAGCGAGGCTGCCACGTACTCTCGTGGCTACATCCGTGAGGCAATCTACGGAGAGGAAGAGTAGAGAGATGATTACTTGCGCAACATGCGGGACCGATACTGACCGTCTAGAGATTTTCCCTGGTGATGTGTGCCTCACATGCTGGGCAGCGTCCCCCGCTGGGCGCTACCTGCCTACATCCGATGAGCTGATCGCTATGTGGGGAGGAAGGTGACATGAGCAAGAGAAACCCCGTCATCTTGACAGATAAAGGCGAGCGATGGATGCTGAACGTGCTAGGTTACGGTCGTGCCGGCCTGATTATTGCTTTCCTGGTTGGTGTGATTGGTTTCGCTGGGTATATTGAGGGAATGTAACTAACTAACAGAGAGAGGTAACACAATGAACACATGGGTAGCGGGATACAATATGTCGGGGTATCTGCCCGAGATGGAGCCGCAAGAGTTTGACGAATACTCCGATGCAGTCAATTACATTCTTGACGTACTGTTGGAATGGAATGACATGAACGCTCTCAACTATGATGGAGACGGACTGTATAGCGAGGACGAATACTTGTCCACGGTTTCCATTATTGAGGGTCAGCGTGTGAACGGAGCTGAGATTTATGCTACGTTTGACCGACATTCCTTCTGGGTACGTCCTGTAACTAACTAGAGAGAGGATAAGTGTCATGGACAGAGATGAGCCTGACGAATTCGAGTGCGAACGATGCTGGGCTGTGGTAGATTGGCGCGAGTTGGAAGAGCATGACGGTTTGCGTATGTGCGCTGACTGTAGAGACGAACTAACAGAGGGAGAGTAAGACAATGGGGTACTACGTACAGATTCGCAACGCAGACTTCATCATCCCCGATACCGATGAGGTGCTGAACGCTTTGCGTGAACTGAATAAGCGTGATGACCTGAAGCGTGGCGGTGTGTATACGGGTGGCGAGATGACGGAGCGTTGGTTCTCGTGGATGCCTGCCGGTTGGGAGAACAGCGAGTCCGTGGCCGACATCTTCGGGCCTAACGGTCTCGGTTTTGAGGTGGCGCACTACTCAGATACCGACGAGAGTGGCAATGTCACTAATACTTGGGTACGTCTTGACCTGTATGACAACAAGAGCGGTCAGGAGGGATTGTTCCTCGCTACCGTAGCTCCGTTCGTTCGGCCTGGTTCATTCATTGAGTGGGTGGGTGAGGACAGCGTGATGTGGCGTGACTACGTTGGCATTGACCACAAGTTGTATTGCCAGCAAGCGGAGATCAAGTGGACTAACGCGAAAGAGGTGACAGTATGAGAGTAGGTTCCCTATTCACGGGATACGGTGGCCTAGACATGGCCGTTGGTGGTGATCTCGCATGGTACTCGGAGATCGAACCCGCAGCATGCAAGGTACTCAGTTCGCACCATGACGCACCTAACCTGGGTGATATCAAGAAGATTGACTGGACTACGGTTGCACCTGTTGATGTGATGACGGGTGGTTATCCGTGTCAGCCGTTTAGCCATGCTGGTTTACGTAAGGGAGAGAATGATGAGCGACACCTATGGCCGTACATTCGTGAGGGAATTAGCGTACTTCGACCACGACTCGTGCTACTGGAGAACGTTAGAGGACACGTTACTCTCGGACTCCGTGAAGTTCTCGGGGAAATTGCCGAGCTGGGGTATGGTGCAAGATGGGGTGTTGTCCGAGCATCAGATGCCGGTGCACCCCACCAACGTGCAAGGGTGTTCATTGCTGCCTACCCCGCAGCACTCGGACTACAAGGGTCCGAACCTTTCGGGTTCCCGTTCTCAGTCAGCGAATGGGCTACAAACGATAGCCGTAACTCAACTGCTACCGACACCGACAGTGGTGGACATGGGGAACAACAAGACACCCGACGAATGGGAAGCGTGGAAGAACACGCAGAAGGCGAAGCATCGGAACGGCAACGGTCACGGCAGGAGCCTGCATCAGGAGTTGATTGGGGTCAGTACGGTTACGCCATAGCCAGGTGGGAGCGAGTGACTGGACGTAAAGCACCAGCACCTACCGTAAACAATGGCAAGACACGACTGAACCCTGCGATGGTTGAGTGGATGATGGGTTTGCCCGAGGGTTGGGTGACAGGCCACGACTTGACACCTACGCAGGAGCTGAAGATGCTCGGTAATGGCGTGGTTCCGCAGCAGGCACGCCTAGCGATACAACTACTAGAAAGAATGGGCAAGTAATGAGCAACGACATGGAAACACAGGCAGTCACGGCACTCATGGCACGTGTCATGTACCTACGGTGGTGCGAGTTCCGTAACTTCGAGCCGAGGCCATATCCGTATGCTGATGCTGGCAGTATGGACTATGCTGCTACCGCCATTGAGTATCTAGGCTATGATGATGAGGCTATTGAGGCTTTGAGAGAGAGGGTGAAGGCATGATAAAAGAAATGGTTATCTGTGATCATTGTGATTGGAAGCAGGAACTGTTTCATGGCATGGTTCCCGACACGTGGGTGCGTTACGACGGGCTGCATTTCTGTGGCCTGTCCTGCCTGGACCTAGAGATGACCGAGAGGGGAATCAAGTGAAGTACCCAGACTTCAAGGGTAACGAGCCTTGCACGGAGATCGGTCCCGAAATGTTTTGTGCCTCACCGCAGGGTGTGTCTCGCCCCTATGTGGGTATTGAGATTCTGCGTGCAGCGTGCGCCAGGTGTGACATGCTGGCTGAGTGTCGTGAGTGGTCACTGCATCATGAGGGTACGTCGGGTGGTTTCTGGGCTGGCATGTCCCCAACTGAGCGTTCCGCTGAGCGGAAGCGGCTGAACATTATCCTTGAAGATCCCACTGCTCGGTACTTTCCGCAGGAGCGTGAACGTGAGAGCGCGTAAAGCTGAGATTGACGCGATGGTTGCGTTGCTTGAGGCTGAGCATGAGGATGTGGGTGTCATGGCTAAGGACGTACTGTCCCTGGCGTGGGACAAGATGATCGACCGTGAATGGTGGTGCGTTATACTGAACCAACCTGGTGTAGCGGTCACTGCTCACGGGCCGTTTGAATCTAAGACTGTGGCGGAGAGGTACTTGAAGAAGTATCCCGCTGCTGTCGCTGAACCTCGGGTGTACATGTTCCGCATGATGGGCGTGACATCCGTGGAAGGAGTGCAAGGTGATTAGTGGACTGATTTCTACCGTGCTACTGGCTGCTACTGGAGCTTCTGGTGCGAGCGTCCCGATGGTGCATGTTGATTCACAGACGAAGGCTTTCATGTCGTGCGTGTCGTACCGTGAGTCTCGTGGGATACCTACTGCCGTGTCCCACACCGGCAATCATCGTGGGAAGTATCAGGTTACTGACGCTATGCGTGTCGGTATGTCGTGGAATATTCTTCCGTGGCTTCGCACCTGGCATCCTACCCCGAATAAATATTCAGCAGTGTTGCGTCGTACTCCGATGAACAAGTGGCCTGAGCGTGTGCAGGATGCTGCGTTCGTACTCACCCTGCATCACACGACACGCTGGTCGGAGTGGCAGCATTGGTATCTTGCTGGCTCTCGATGCAATAGGCTGGTCCCATGATGAGACTGTTTCGCAGGAACCGAAAAGTTGTTGCACGCCAACGGGTTTTGAACCATCCGTTTGCTGCACTGGGTGAGCCTGCCGGTGCTGACTATCGTGGTGTACCGACAACAGTGTGCCCGTGTGGTTCGGACATGCTGCTGATCTGCTGCATCTTCGACCCGCAGGAGCTACTGCCTGGTATGTTCATGCTTGACGCAATGTGTGCCTGTTGTGGTGCGTTGCTTACTGTTGCTGACCCGACATTATTGGAGGATTACTGATGGCTATGGAAGACGAGCTGTGCATGGATACCCCGCATGATGTGCTGTGCGTGTGGGATACTGACAACGCTAGAGAGAGTGATGAGTGTACCTGTAAGTTTATTGCTACTGTCCGTGCCGATGAGAGGCGCGTGTACCGTAGCGAGATCGTTGGTTTGATTGAGAGGACGAGATGAAGCAGTTGGTTGGTAAGTGGAAGTGGAGTAAGAAGCGACAGGCTTGGATCATGAAGTGGAAGAAGCGTAAGGTCACGAAGGAGGTTCATTATGAATGAGCACAGTGTCGAATGGAACGACGGATACCTTGCCGGTCGTGTAGCTGCCGCTAAGGATCTGGAGAACTATCTGCTTGGCCTGAAGCCTAGCGAGTGGAATGTGTGGAAGGCTTCGCTCGTGGTGAGCGGGGATATTATATGACGTTGAAGTCCGGTTGGTGTATCACGGGTGATTGTGACTCATGTCCCGTCCACTACGGGACACATACTTGCACGTGCGACTGCCACGATGAGGGGCAGACCTCTGCGATTGCTTCTAATGGTGATCGGGTTGAGTTTGTTTACAACGGAGAGCTCCGTAGCGGAGTGGTCGTTCATACGCAACGGAATCTTTCTGGTGGCTATTTGGATTTGGATGCACCTGACGACATGAATGGCTTTGTTTCGTACGGGGTTGATGGGATGACGGACTTTCGCATCCTGGAGGAGCCGTCATGAGTGGTACAAAATCTGGTACCAGTGTGACACACGACCCGCTATGCCCGCGCGCGAAGAATCCGAAGGCAAAAGGAATTCTATGTCGATGTGCCTTCTTCAAGAAATTTCGCACCCTGCTGGAGAAGCCATGACAGACGACTTGGAGCGGTATCTCTACCACAGCCATCAAGGGTGGCCTGTCTACGGCACACAGACCCCTACAAGCCTTACAGGGGAAGCCATGACAGAACTGGGGACTTACATGTACGTCCTCCTATCTGATGCAAGGACCGCTATCAACGATGCTGAGAACCTTGCCTACGAGCGTGGGGTCAAAGCGGGATTCGCGGCAGTAAAGCAAGCCGAGGAGGACATGCTCCGACGTTGCGAGGAAGCCGCCTACACAGACCTACTCGCCCTAGAGGACGACATGCGGGAGGCGTTCGGCAAGGGCAGTGACGCGGCACGCATTGTTGCTGGATACCGCTCCGCTATGCCGTCATTCAGACAGTTCTACAAGGAGAAACCATGACCCAAGACCCGCTGACATTCGGCAACCTGTTCGGAATAGATCCCGACTACAAGAACGCACCGAGCGATTACGAGCGTGGTCAGCGGGACATGCTTGCTAAGTGCATCGCAGCAGTACGGGCTGAGTTTGCTCGGTCATTAGAGCCTCCATACGTTGACGAAGTGGTCGACGTTCTACTTGCCTTACTGGAGAAGCCATGAGACCGGACTGGGACACATACTACCTAGCCATAGCCAAGACAGTATCAACCCGAGCAGACTGCAGAAGGAGACAACATGGAGCCGTCATCGTCGGACAAGACCATCGACCTATCTCATTTGGTTACAACGGTGCTCCAGCAGGTGCGAAAGGATGCCTTAAAGGAGCTTGCCCGAGAGGGCTACAAGGATACGACCACATTCAAACCCTCACAGGTGGATATGATGACCCGACTAGTGAAGGTTATTGCATATCAATCCATGCAGAAGCAAATGCAATCATCCTGGCCGGTAGAAAAGAAACCGTTGGCTCAACAATCTACATCACGGGTGAACCGTGCCACGGGTGCAGGAAACTCATTGCGGCAGCAGGTATAGAACGCATAGTGTTCTAGCCCTTCGGACGTTCCCCACCCAGGAACTCAACCATCTTATCCAATGCACGTTCTTCACGGCGACGAACCGTACGCTCGGACACACCAAGCTTCAATGCAACGATGCCGTACTGGACTCCACCGTCACCGTACAAGTCCTCAAGGATAGCCTTATCGCTGTCCTTCAGGGACTCGAAAGCGAGCGACACGTCACAGATAGTGGCGATACGGTTGTTGCCCTCAGAGGGACGTGACGGACCCTTCAACTCTGAGTTGTCCTGGATACCGTTAGAGGTCCATGACTCTTCGTTCAGCATGTCGGGGATCAGTTCACGGATCATCTGCTGCGTGTAGTAGAACAGGTCACCCATCTCTAGGCGTGACCGCTTGCGACGCTCGTTAGCAATCAGTGTGAGACAACGCTGCCGGCAAGCATTACGGAGAATGTTCTGCCCATGCTTCCCCTTCTCCCGCCAACCCTGCACCTTCCGAGGATTCTGCACGATCCACAAGTATGCCTCTTGCGTGAGGTCTTCCTCGTCAATGATGCCACGGCCTGACCTGTATGCAGACTGTGCACCCTGTCGTGCCAGCTTCAGTTCGTCCTCAGTAACTACCATGCGTAGCGCACACCCTCAATAGTGAATGACTTGTTGTGGATCGGTACGGGTGCGGGAATCACCGTCTTGCCTTCGACATACAGAATGCCGATACCTTGCTGCCAGTTGTGTGTCTTGGCATACAGGGCTTTCTTCATGTCCATGAGGTTGCCTACTTCGAAACCCCACAGTGTGTTGGTGATGTTGCCGTTTACGCCCTGCGTGTAGGGCTGTAGTCCGAGGCGATGCGTGTGACCACACACCACCGACATGCCGACCTTCTTCGCAAGGCCTTGTGCTGTGGTTCCGGCGATCTGCGATAGCCCAGCTTCGTCACCATGCAGAGCCACCCATCCTGGTGCTACCTTGAATGCTTCCTTATGGTACGTGATGCCGAGGTCACCGAGTCGCCAGAAGTTCTCAATCTCCAACTCGGGTAGACCCATGAGGCCAGGGATACGGCGCATCACCGAAGCGAACAGGCGATCAGTGTGGTTGGATCGGATAACGTGCTGCACCTGTAGATCTTTGAGGATCTGTACGGTAGCGTCACGATCCTTACCGATGGATTTCTCGTACTCTAGTGGGGTACCGGCTGACCACCGTGAAATGGTCTGGAAGTCCTGCTCGTCACCGATAGTGATGACGGTATCTTCGGGCTGCTTCAAGTCATCAATGGCCTGAGCGACGGCATCAACGGCCCGTGCATCATGGTACGGAACTTGAAGATCTGAAATGACCCAGACGCGCTTCATCCGACACTCCTCGCTGCTGACAGGAACTTGATAGTAAGCATGTTCACGTATGCAAGAACATCAGCAAGCTCGTCCAACGTCTCCTCCACCATGCGGTCCACAGTGTACGTTTCGAATGCTTGGATCTTTCCCGCATACTGGCTGTGTCCAATCCCCTTGACGCGATACACCATACGATCATGCAGATTGTCAGTGAAGTTCACGAGCTCGTCGGTTGATACGCCGATGCCGTGCTTCTTCACTGCGGCATGGTTGATCAGTGAGATGGCCGAGTATTTGGTAGCGATGGGACTTGAGCCGTCACGATTCCCGTTGTCTGATCGACCGCTATCACCTTCAAGCCAATCGCCTGAATCATCCGTATGAGTTCCGTCCAGTCCTGACTGTTCACTCACGATCACTGTCCTTACCTTCAACGTTCACGAGGCGATACATGGGCAGTCGTGAGTCTTCTTCTTCAAGGATGCGTCGCCATGCACGCTCATCCAGTTCGGCACGAATCCAATTATAGATAGCGATAGCTGCCACACATGCGAGCAGTACCGTTACGAATGTTATGGCAATGTCTTCCATCACAGTCCCATCTTCTTCAGCAAACCGTCCGGACCTTCGGACAGGTACAGGTCGTTCACATCCATACCATCGGGCATTGTCACCACGATAGCAACATCAATCTGTTGAGCAATCTTCTTACCCAAGTCTCGCCCTGGCTGGTCACCGTCACACAGAACGAACACCTTGCGGTAGTCCATGAATGCACGGGAGTACCAGTTCTTCCAGGCGTTAGCGCCGGCAAGACCAACAGCGGGTACACCGACCATTGAGTTGGCAATGATGGTGTCCAGTTCACCCTCGCAGATTGCAATGTAATCACTGTCCATCTCAAAGGCAGGCACATTGTAGAGGGCGGATTCTGCACCGCTACGTGACAAGTATTTAGGGGAGTCGTCTTCACGGATGGCACGGAACCTGATGTCAACGACACCCGTGGGTGTGATGTAGGGGATTGATAACCGTCCCGCATACTGCTCATGCCCGATCACCGGTTCGTGAACGTAACCGAGGCGGTGTGTAAGCGCGGCCTCTTTGCTCAGACCGCGAGCCACCAGATACGGTGCGACCTCGTTTAGCTGTGCCTGATACGCCACTGTCGCTTCCTCCAGTAATACTCTCGCATCTAGTGACAGCATCCTTGTATCCACATCCTTCATAGTGTCGTACTACATCTATAGCGTCGCCTGAGAATCCACATGCTAGGCATTTGACGTGGCCTGCGTCCGAGCTGATGCGGCAGGATGCGTGTCCGTCGTCGTGTGCGTGGCATTTGATGGATTGCCATGTTCCTCGTGGCCCTGGCAGATCCCAGCCGTATGCCTCTAGCACGGGCCAGATATCAAACCGGGCCTCGGTCACGTGACACCGATCTCTTCCGCAAACGTGGTGCGAACCTTATCAAACCAGGGAACGATACAGAACTCATGAAGGTAGGCTTCTCCAGCATCGCCACCGTGAGTTTCAAGGATTACGCGCATGGAGCCAGGATAGTCCTTATGCCTAAGTCTTTCGTTGCAATGATTGCAGTGCGTACTGTTCATGCCAGCGACTCCCAGTTCAAGAAGTTAATAAAAGTATCCAACGTCATCGTAACCCTACCGTCACCAGTGGGCTTCTGTCTAGTCTTCGTAACCACTACACCATAGGCGAGAGTGTTGTACTTCTCGTCATAGTGTCCAGCTTCCACTTCGGCTTCACGAAGATACTGAGCCATGTCGTGAGTCTTAGTGTTCTTCGCCTCGATCACAATGACATGGTTGTTTAGCATCTCAATAGCAACATCGCCAATGTCCTTGGCCCCTGCACGGGGTAGCCGGCGTGCCTTGATACCACACTCATTGATGTAGTTCTCTAGGTCTGCTTCCCAGCGGGAACCCTTGGCCTTGTTGTATTGGCTCATCCCTCAAAGTCCTTCACCATCATTACAGCAGGCGAGTAGTCCATCCAGATAGCCGTCTTACCAGTACCATCAGCGGGACCGTAACGGTTCTTCACCGCTGCCGCTGCCAGTCCACCAGGCTGTGACGCTAGAGTCATGATGAGCGACGGGATCTGTGCAATCTTGCCATGCAACGCTGCCCTAGGTGGGCACGGGTAGCCGTCGTAGGACTCTGACGTGTGGTGGAGGATCAGGAAAGCTGCGTTTAGTTCCCGACTCCACCACTTCACCTCTCGCATAAGCGACCGGAGTGAGGAGAACTCGTCACCTGAATCGTGCGTCACATCAACAGCGTTATCCACTACCACGAGTTGCGGGTCGGAACCTGTCGTCATGCGATACACGTTGATCTCATCTTCAAGATCATTCAGAGTGGGAGAAGCATCAAACATCCACTTGATATGTCCGACGTTTTCCCGAAGGGTGCGTGCAGCCCAGTCAGGTTCGTTAAGCATACGCTCTTCGACTTCCTGCTGACGTACACCCGTCACCATGGACAGTGAACGAATAGCCATAGTGGATTCGTGGCTGTCCATGGATGCGTACAGGGTAGGTACTTGTGCCTTCACTGCGAGTGCTAGGGCAACGGTTGACTTGCCGGCACCGGGTGGGCCAGCGATCATGCTGACTTCACCTCGGCGGATAGAGATGTGGTTGTCCGACCAGGACTTGAATGGCATTGGGAGTGCCGATCCTCCACGATCAATGGATCGGACTGCCCTATCTAGGGTACGCACTTAGAACGGGTTTACTGGGATGATTTGAATATTGTCTACGGTGAGCCCGAGGGGCTGAAGATAGTTGATGATGGCGTTAACGTCAGCGATAGTGTCTTCTGATCCGTACGCTCTGATCGTTACTGCATATCCGTTCATTGGTTCTCCTTTAGGAAGGTTTGGAGCGGGGCTACTGCTTCCCATTCAATAACCCCGCCCCAAGACTATGCGGGGAAGTTGTTCCAGTCGGCAGTTCCTCGGTTCACGAAGATTGCCTTGCACTGGCCGGGTGTTCCCTTGGCGGTGGGGCAGAACCAGCCACGCCACGGACCCTTCTGTCCTACGCCACTGCGTGCAGTCATCGGGCCGTGGTCACACATTTGGGTTGCTGCTGCACCGAAGGCTGCGGGTGCTGCGGCGGGTGCGTCCCATGCTGCGGGTGCGGGTGTTGCCTGCTGCGCAACAGTCTCTCCGCCTGCAAGTACAGTCGCTGCGTTCGAAGCAGCACGGACCAGGTTAACGAACTCAACATCAGCCTGAATACCTTCCAGTGCCTTGTCCCGCTCAGCAGTGAACTCTTCATACGTGTCACCCTGGATGGTACGGAGCTCACCCTGGATCTTTACTGTGAGCTTGTGCTTCGGCTCATTCATTACTTTCCTCCAAGTCGCTATCAAAGTTAGGCTTGTGTGTAGTGCTACCGAAAGCATAGCACTCTTTCTTCAAACCACAAGAGTTACACATCATCGTAATATTCGGCACGAACAGGCCCAAGGTGATTGCCTTGTGTACGTCACGAATCCAACGGGACACCATGTCCCTCGGCATGAAGTCAAGATCATGCACCGTGTCCAGTTTGCCTTCGCGTGCCATCCAGTACGACCCGTACTTCACGTCGATACCGAACTGCTGCTTGATGGCGAGAGCATAGGTTGCGAGCTGGAGGCTGGACGACGGTGCCTTGCCAGTCTTCAAGTCCACGATCATCAGGTTGCCCTGCGTGTCCTGGAATACTCGGTCAATGTAGCACTTGAGTACGATGCCACCTGGGATGGTGACGTTGATAGCGAGCTCGATGGCGGGTGTTCCGTCTGGTGTGATCCAGATGTCCATTGCTGGGTTCTTCAGTCGCCACTGGTAGTACGAGTGGACCATCTTCGGTCCCTCTAACCGCCACCACGTGCCGTCTTCCTTGTTGGGGAACGCCTTGGATGCTCGTCCACCTGCACGCCACGTCTTGCCCTTGCCGGCGACGATGGCTTCCGCCATGGATTCTTCGAACGCTTGTAGTCCTGCTGCCTGTGCGGTCATCAGAACGGCACCACCTTGTCTGCGAGTAGTGCGTGGTCGATTGCGTCGGCTGCCGCGTGGACTGCCGTACCGCCTGCAAAGTACCAGGCCGGATCTTCCTCCAGTTGGAGGATGCGCGAGAGACGGTACTTCTCAGAGCACGAGAGGTATGTCGTGAACTGGGAGAAGGAAATATATTCTGGCTGATTCATGGCTGGACCGTACCGTCTGCGACACGCTCGTGTCAAG